ATGTTTCCCTTCAACGGCCGTGCGATCCAAGCCCTGAAGATCGTAGAGGCCAGCTTCAATGTGTCCGTCTTCTTTGAGACGCAGCTCTATGCCAACGATCTGGCCGATGTCATCGAACGCGGCGAAAAAATAAATAACACCAATGCGGTTAAATTGGACAGCGAGATGAAGCGCTGTGCCAAGGGAACCTTCAGGCTAACCAATGAGGAGTTCCAAGCCCTGCAGCCGCAAGATCTGATGGAAATTCACAGTGAAATTCTGAAAATAAGAATGGTGACGATCCGTACTCACCGTACAGATCTCAACTGCATGCAGGTCTAAAGTGATGTATACAAACAACACAGGAAGAATGCTGTTTCTCAATCACCTCTCGTTGATGATGGGGATGGACCGCATTACCGATATCGCCGCGATGAATGAGGAAAAGAATATCTCCCTTGAAGACCTGAAACAAACTCTGGGAATAATCATGGCAACTAGGGTGCGGAGAGAGTGGCGGGTCGCTCCGGTGAAACGGAGTGTCGCCAAACTGTTGGACAAATTCGATTTCAATCCATCGTCGTAGCTGATTGAGGGACTCTTCGCGGAGGGTAAGCCGCATTAATGCACTGCGTACCTATTCTCGAGCGAGACGGACTAGGTGTATCCTCGGGAGTTTAGGATGTGAAACCCCAAAAGAAAAACACTCAGCGGTGAGGCCAGGCGATTGGTTGTGGATGTGGGATCCTAGTCAAGAGGTCTGCTCATGTGCAGCGATTCCCTGTACTCCTCTGCACGAGCGAGGATCGTGAAGTGGGGCGTTAAACCCAGCTTTTGCACTTCATCCCCAATCGCGGCTAGAGGCACACGGAAAAATTCCTTGCGCGGATTAACCATATTCACGCGTTGGTTGTCAAAAACGTCATGGAGCTTGGATCCAAGCCCCGGAGCGTCCTCGCTGTATATACTTTGACATCTGTCGGTCGAGAGAGTATTTTGGACTCACTGTCGTAAAGACCCGCACCACCTTACCGGCCGATAAAGCCAATTACTACGCCTGCCTCACGAGCGCAGTTATATGTCTTTCTAAATGTAGGCATCAGATTATACTTTTAATGTAGTAATATCGCTTTAAACTGAATCAATCTATCAAAATTTTTATTCCGAAATTATGGGCACTAACACTATCAATCCTCAAGAAGATAAGGATTTGATCATAATCTCTAGAGATATTGACTTTCCTTTATTTTTCGACATCAGTGAAGTGATAAAAAATAGGAAAACAAAAGCCAATAAGAATTGTGTTCTATTCCTAACAACTCCCGGCGGAGATCCTAATGCCGGATATCGAATTGCCAAATGTTTGCAAAACACTTATGACAACATTCGTTTGGTAGTCAGTAGCTATTGCAAGAGCGCCGGTACTCTAATTGCAATTTCTGCCAATGAAATTGCATTTGGTGATTTAGGAGAGTTAGGCCCCTTAGATGTCCAAGTTATGAAACAAGATGAATTTGGAGCACAAGCATCTGGTTTAGATATTATTGAAGCAATGGAAGCAATATCTAATCATATGAGGAAAAGCTTTGCAGAGAATCTAGTTAACATTCGATTGGGTACAAAAATATCAACTAGACTTGCTGGAGATCTAGCAGCTCAAATTACTGCCAGTATTGCTGCACCATTGTATGCACAAATTGATCCTCAACGTGTAGCCGAAATGCAAAGAGCTATGTCTATTGATGTCTATTGCACTGAAATATGGCGAACGGCTAGCAAACAAACCAAAGAGCCTTTTGCCTCATGCCCTTGAAAAGCTTGTTACTGATTATCCAACGCACTCTTTTGTAATTGACAAAGATGAAGCATCAGAGCTTTTCCATAAAGTTGTATCCTGGTCTCCATGTGAAGAACACTTTTACAACGAATATAAGCATATTATTGCCTTTCCAAAGAAGGGGAAAGAAGGTGGACCATTTCTTGAGTCCTATAATAAATTAATGACAGAAAATGAGCATAAAAAAAAATAATGACCGCATAGAAGGAACTTCCGTCGCCCCCCAGTCAACAGAAAAACCGTCTAGTAATGATTCAGTCTGTGAATCAAGCAAAAATAATGACTCCAATAACGTTGTCTCATCTGCTAGACCGAAAACACGATCAAATCGTAAAGCCATTTCAACGCCTCAACTTAAGAACTGAGTAACGTTTTCTACCCACCTCACACGGGCTTTACTTTTTCAGGCTTCGATGCTCACGCGTCGTTTTTTCTTTGCTCACCGTGAAGTGGTATAGCAAAGAAGATCACGTTCTTGTCGCCCTGAGTTTTTGTTGTTCAATCTGCTTGCGACGCCCCTCTACAGGGTCAATCCCGTTTCGAAGCATTTCTGCAAATTTAGCCGCACTTTCTCGAGCTTATTTGAGCGAAATCGCATTTACCGCACCAAAGTTAATCATCGTCCACTTCTTATCCATTTGAAAGCAATAAACGAAGTAACACGCGCCCTCTGGCTTGACCAGAAGCATTAGCCCAGCATCACCCCCTAAAGTCGTCAGCCCAATCTTGAAGATGCCGGCCACCTCTTTGGAAGTCAGTGGTTTGATGATCTTTGGCATAGGGAACCCCGGCGGTTGGTTATACTATCCGTTATACCATTCGGCGGTGAATGTTCCAAAATTGAATGGAACATCTTGAAACCGCGCGACACGCCTTATATGTGCCGAATTCCTTGTTCAATAAGTAAAAAAGGAAAGGGCCGGAACGTCTTGAAACGTCCCGACCCTTATCAGGTGGTGGGAGGAGGCGTACGAAGGTTCCTTGAATTGCAGGCAATTACAGTGTACCACCGTCCTTTTTATGCCATCTCTTATGCCATCCGTCATAGCCTTAGGCGAAACTATATAAGCGCCATCAGCCGGTCCTGGACATTCTAGCAAAGGGCAGGTAGTCCCTTGGAGAGGCAGTTAATCGTGAGTAGACACTAGGGCGTCGTGAACTGCGGCGTTTCTAAGAAGTAGGCTGCGACCTTCTTCGATAAGTCCGACGCTTTCTCTGAGAAGATTTTCGCATCGGGCAACTGCCGCCTGCTCAGCGTTACAGGCAGCGGCGCTGGCTTTTCGCAGACGACTTTCATATGCCCGGCGCATCCTGTCAGCATCACTGCGAATACGATCAAGGTCAACGTCAGCAGCAGCGACTTTGTCCAAAGCTGCAACAAGTCTTTCATAATCTCTTCTTCCTTGCGTCACCCGTGCAACAGCTTCTGTCTTTTGCAAATTGGCCATTTCCATGTCAGCCTTATATCCACGAGCGACATAACCCACCGCAGTACTCACTGCCATGAGAGCAATCACAGCTATCGTCTGCCAAGTCATACTCACCCCTGACGCATCAACGCCGCTTCTCTGCGACGACGAGCAACAAGCCCCGCCAGTCCGCCATTGGTAACATCAAGAAATTCGTCGGCGGCAGTTTCATAATCCCCTGCGTTAAGTGCTCGCAACATCTTGGGGCATTTATCGACGACGCCCATTGAGCCCATGTTGAAAGCAAGGCTCAGCAAGGCGATAAACTGATTTGCCGAAACAGGAACGTTGATAAATTTTGCGAGACCGGTTTGCGCGGACTGCAAGTCACTGCGAATCCACGCTTCAGCCTGCTCTCTGGTGCAGGTGTCGCCCTCTTTGATGCCGCCCGTGTGGCCCCACCCGATTGTCCATACGCCTTTCGGGCATTTGTATGCCTTGAGGCGCAATGTCTCTTCAGCCTTAACGAAAGGCATAGCCAGCTCGTAGCTATAGCTTCCAAAACTTTTCACTTCAAGTCCTCCCTGTCAACGCCGAGCCGCTTTTGGATCACCACCTCAGCAAGTCGTATCGCTCTAGTGCCGCCCCAACCCGCCACGCCTGCAAGGCTCCCACAAAGCTCTGCCGGGAATCCTTGATAGGCAAGAATCTCATAGCAAACAAGGCCACTTACAGCACTTATCGCTCCGTGAAGAAAGAACTCTCGCCATATGAATTGCTTTCCTTCTTGCACTTTCAGTAGATACGAGAGCCAACCGCAAAAAACGGAAAAGAAGCCCGTCATAACTAAGACCCACCATTCGTGAAGTTGCTTGTCCGGCATCCTTCACCCCACAATGACGTAGCAAAGGGCGAAGCCAAAAACAAATGTCACCGCACTGACAAAACCCCAAAAGATACGCACCTTGCGTCGAGTCTCTGGATCCAGTTTTGCTTTTTCAGCATCAAGTGCTATGACGAACTCCCGTCGTGCAGAATCCGTGAAGCCTCTGACATTGAGACCAATCTTTCTGAAAACTTCTTTGAGTTCTTTGCGCGTCATAGCTCCTCTCTTCTAATGCGAGGGCGGCATTCCTTCGATGAATCACTGAACACCGCTCTTCCGAGAAGATCGTCTCGCAACGGCTGATGGCTTTATGAACCATGTTTGCGAAACTGAAGACAAAGCACCTTATTTACTCTGTATAGCCCCACGGGGGTGGGGTCGAACTTAAATAAATCTGAACTGTTAAATTCTCAGATTCCTCAGAGAATATTGTGTAAAGCGTTTTAAGAGCTTTGGATGCTTGAGATGTGTAATCCCAAGCGGTTGCGTTGGGGTAAGGCTCAACCTTTACTGTAAGTTTCCGGCTTTTGTAAAACCCAAAATAAACCGGATAGTCGGGGATAACATTTGTGACAATAGATATTCCATAGACTGGATAATTGCCATAATAAGAATAAGTTGAAAGTAAGTGCGTAATGGGCAGGCCATTTAATGTAGGAGGGGTTAAAGCCCCTACTCCACCGGCGCTGTAATATCCATAACTACCAGATTTATCGCTCTTATTAAGCTTTCCTATAGTCAATGAATGCGTCCACCAAGAAAGAGTGGATGACTGTACCCCCAACAACAACTCTTTATGAAACATTACCGACTGCTCCTTTGCCGCATTGAGGGTGGCAACTGAGTTCGATTGAGCTCCGATTCGTATGCTCGCTTACAGTGCTCAGGCTGCCAAAAGAAAATAAAATCAATCAACTTCTCGGGCCACTTACGATCGCCTTTGAGCGCGTGCCGGTGAGCACGCGCAGACAGTGTTTCATCTGCATAGCCGCAGAAGAAAGTGTTAAACAATTGATCGACTGCGATCAGTAATTGAATTCCATCCGGATGCTTCATTTAATCACTTCTTCGTATATGGACTTGTCCATACTTTCGCCATCGCTTGCATAGACAGCGCCAAAGCTTGCGCGAGCTGAGTCTTTGTTACCGTAGCGACGGTGTTGTCAGCCAACACCCAAACTGTAGAATCCTGACCAGCCGCTTCAGCTGCGGTTAACGCCCTAGCCATGCGGCTCTGCGCTATTTCATCACCGTCAAAGGTCATTCCGTCAACGGTGACTTTGATCGCTTTGACGGCTTCTTCACGCACTCGCTTCGCTTTTCTTAAATCGTATTGTGCTTTTTGCAGTTCAGTAAGAGAGGCGTAATATTCTTGCTCTGGGTCGTATTCTCTTGAAATAACATCGAACCCGAACCTGCGAAAATCTTCAACGGTTTCGGCTTCACCAAAGCCTATACGTTCTTCAATACCAATATATTGTCGGACTGCGTATAGACTTTTAAATTCCTTTTCTCTATAAATATATTTAGTCGCCATTACGCCCCCTTAATTTGGGCTGCAATACCTTTGCCATTAAGGGCACAAAAAACTACAAAGCTCCCTTTTTTCAAAGTTGGAGCGGTGTCTCCTGCCCAAGTCCAATTAGCGCTTAAAACAACCGTTGGCGTTTCGGCATCTAATCGCACTACCTTCGTGAAGCCTGCATTGGCTGAGGGGCTCTGCGCCGTAATTGTCCCTGCCACTGCCTGCATATCTGGAGAGTCATGAGTAATGGTTGTTGCCTTAATCGCCGTTACAGGAGTTTCATATCCTGCCAATGCACCTCTGACGCCAACTTTGAGCACCAAATCTTTCACAGCGGGGATCTCCGGCTTATTCTTAATGAAGCTCTTGGCAGACGAGTTGGTCTCCTTCCAGTCCGCCTGCAGCTGACCTGCGGCAGATTGGCCTGCGGCATCTTTGGCTTCCTTCGCCGAAACCGCCGCTGCAGATGCAGAAATGGCCGCTGCAGCTTGAGATTTTTGCGCGGTCATCGCATTGTCTGCGGCCTTTGCTGCGGCTGTCGAAGCGTTGCTCGCAAAACTTCCTGCAGAAGAAGCGCTTCCGGCTGCAGAGGATGCACTCGCGGCCGCCTCAGTTTTTGACTTCACAGCAATTTGAGTAGAAGCGCCAGCGCGCTTTGCGTACTCTCTTGCAGAGTAAAGCGCGGTTTCTCCAGAGCCCTCTACAGGCTCAACATCTTGCACCGCCCATTTCTTTGCCAAAGCCGCTTGCGACGCAGACAACGAGGCAGACGTGGCAGATGCAGATGCGGAATTAACCGCGGCAGATTTTGAAGCCGTCGCATTTTCTTCAGAACTCTTGGCCGCCCTCTCGCTCGTTTTCGCAGCCGCCGCACTCTCAGCCGCTGCAGACTGAGAATCGGCTGCAGATTTTGCCGACGATGCGGATGCTGAAGCTGATGCTGCCGCACTGTCTTTTACTTGCCAAAGCTCCTGTATCAACTGCTCTGAAGTTTTTTCAGTAGTAGCGGGGACCGTCAATGCCCTTTCTTGCTTCTCCGCGAGCTGTTGAATTTGAGCCGTTGCACGGTCAAGGGCCTGATTAAGGATGTCAGGATAGAACCCGCCTCGATTTGTCAGCACTACCGGCTGCAGATATGGAACCGCAGAAATAATGGTGAGGATACTGCCAATAGATAATGGAGATACAAGGACGACCGCACCGCCAGGATTCACATCCTGATCAACTGAAAGCGTAACTACAAAATCCGCTGACGGCAGGACTGTTTCTGTCTTCCCTCCGTCAACGGAAAACACTGGGCGAACCTGAGACGAGTCAAATACTTTGAAATTAAAAGGAAACTCCGTCTGCTGTCCGTTGCCATGGTAAGGCCCCGCGCGACGGACTTCTGTGCTGATAGCCATGCAAGGAACTCCTTTTCTTTTAAAAGTGAGTTTCTTGCATAATCAACGAGCTTTATGGACGGCTACTTTCCTCCGACAAGACCGCGCACAGCCTGCAGCGCCGTTTCAGGTTCATCAATGTCGCCAGAGACCACCCCCGCTATGTAGCCAATTGGACGTTTGAGGCCACCCACAGGCATACCTGTTGCTACTGCCGTCAAATCAAGGATGTTGCGAGCCGCCGTTCGGCCATTAACTTTCTCGTCGTCGTTAATGATTCTCACAATATCGGATGCTCCTGAAATCGCACCCTCCATCAACATGGTGGCAGGTGCGGATCCGACACGACCAACATAAGGAGACTTCCCCCAAATCGCCTGTGCAGTCACAGATCCCGCTTGCGCCATCTTTGCCCCTGCAAACGCTGAAATTTGTCCCGCAAGAGGGACCATTGAAATAGTCCCCTTTAACGGTTCACCTACTGTGAGTTGAATGATGTCCAATGCATCGAGGGCATCGTCGTCATCATCACTGCCTCCCATCAGTGCGTCAGTAATAAGCTTCCCAACCACAGAGGGAATCCAGACGATCAATATTGCATCAAGAGCAAAACGTCCATACTGCTTCGTGGCCTTACGGAATGCCGCACGCTCCTGAAGCAGGTTGTACTGCATATTGAAATAATTGTAGAAAACCAGGAAAAAGCGCTTCAGCGCAGAACCAGCTTCAATTGCAGATACGTTTTCGGGATTAAAGTCAGACTGCGTCGTTCGAATAACGCTATCAGCCTCCTGTACGGCTTCTTCGTGTGACATGCCATGACTGTAGTTATATTCGTAAGCCGCCTTCCAGACAGAGACGTCAATCGGATACTGTGCAAGCGTCTGCAGAATATACCCATGGCGGTTGACCATATCGCGAACTGGCGCCCCTTTCGACCAAACGGCGGCCGCCTTGTTGCCTAAGCCTTGCACTTGAGAAATTTTTTGAACTTGTTGGTTACCTATTTCCTCTATTGTCGATTGGTATTCATAGGCAAAGTTATCAAGGCGCTGCCGCATAAATGGGGATGCCGCCTTCACGAACTCCGCACACTCCTTAGGAGCTAGGCCATATTCTTTAAAAGCACGACCAATTAATGAAGCTGGCACTTTTGAGGCTGCAATGCTGAAACCCGTCCACTGCTGAAAGGTATTGATCAAATTTAAGAACATCACGTTCATGCCTGCGAGACCACGCAAGTGATTGAACGTTCTGTCAACCCAACCGATTTTTCCATCAGATACCGTTTGACCAACTGCGCGCGTGAGGAACGGCTTTAACATCTGTGAGACCAATCTCGGATTATGCGCAGCGATAGCATCTTGGAATCTGTGATTCGTAATGATCTTGTCGACCTGCATGACGGCAGGAGCAATGTCTGCAAATCGAAGAACCTTCGCAATATGCATGCCATAAGCCGCCACATTGAGCTGTAACGGCTGCGTGAAATCCTCAACGCGTGTTTTTGAAAACCCTGGTTTGTGAACAGGCATCAACGTGAGAAAGTTTGATCTCTCAAGCTCCTCCTGTTTCATCTGCGCATCTCGCTTTTGATAGAGATACCGATCGGTCACCGCCGGAACATAGCCTCCTCGGTAGGTACCAAAGGGGGTCACTACGGACGTTGCCTGCACCTCTTCAAAGCGATACCCGTACATTTCCATGTAGGCCGCCTGTGCTTTTGGCTTAGTTTCCTCAAGCAGGTCCCAGATCGCTTGAACCGCATCCATATCGGCCTTCGTAACCCGCCCTTGCACGTACATGCGATTGATAAAACTGTCCCATGCCGAGGTGTCGACATACTGCGTGCCGTCATCACGCTCCTTAATGGCAGCCCAGGCGTGACGCACGTTATTATCATCAATACCACGCCCACCCAAGAGCAACTTACGTTTGTTTGAGGCGTTCCCAGTGTGCAAAATTGCACCCATCAATTCAGCTTTTGTATTGAAGGTGTAGTTAATTTCTGGAGCCTCAATCGCGTCGGACTGTCCCCATTCTTTCTCAGCAGATTGGAGAATTTCTCCAAACCGCCTTTGATATTCCATGTTCTCGTTCTTGTAACGTACGACAGCATTTTCGACGGGCTGATAGATGTACTTCGAGAAGATCCCTGCGCGGCCTCCATCCATAATGCGACACCAGGATTCAACACGCATCATGCTTGCCTTCCACCCCAAATAGTGAAAGCGCAGCTTCTCCATGGGCGTAACAGCAGATTTTGCCCCCGCCGAGAAGATGTCCTTTCCATTATCAATATGAGTTACTAGCTCATCCACAACCTCGGTGAGATTCTTGCGGCGGCCATGAAGCAGCACAGCACGGTCATCTCCTGCCTTCTTCCAAAAATCGTTCACCTGCTGCAGGATTGCTCGAACATCTGCGACTGCATAAGTTCGCCAGTCATAATTGCGCCCTGGTGAATAGCCGTACGGTGCAAGAATTGCTTTGTACTCTTCAAACTTATTCGCATCGTTGTTCTTAAACTTTTCGATAGTCTTCTCAAGGGCATTCGCGTTCATGTCCTTCGGGTGGATACGGCCAAAACCAGAAGCATTGAGGATATAGCGAGCCACGGCAATTACATCGATATCTCTAGTCTTTGCAAGCTCCTTGTCGCTCTTGAAAATCTGTTTGCGCAAATCGGAGAGATGATCCATCGTACGTTTAAAGTCGATCGCCATCAGTGCGAACTCATGGTTGAGAAGCTGCCGACGTTTTGCCATGGCCGCCCCCAACCGATCCCCGGCGACGAGTTTTGAATAAGCCTCGCGCGAAGCTCGAGATTCAGCCGCCATGAAGGTCTTCGGATTGATCTTCCCTGCCCGCATTTGCTCAAACCTCTCGAGTGCAACTTGGCGAGCAGCCTCCCGAATCACTCGTGCACTCATAGTCTTGTCGCCGGCGAGGTATTTAAGCTCCGTCGCAACCATACGGCCGCGAGCCTCCGAATGGATCGCCTTCTCAATCAACTCCTCTTTCTTTATGGGATCGAAGTAATCACTCTTATTTTCTAAACAGATGCGAGATGTCTCATCTTGAATGATTTTCTCTCGATCTTTGCTGCCAGCAATTAAACCTGCCACTAACTGCTCGTTTGTTTTGAAGCGGGCAATCGGTTGAAGCAGTTGCCTGGCCGCCGTAATTGGAAACCCAGACTTCTTTGTTAGACCAAGTTTTTGAAGCTTCGCCACCACAGCAGGTTTAAGCCCCAGGCCATCCAAACTTTCAGGGGCAATCTTTAAGTTCTCAATACCAAAAACCTTGCCACCTGATTTAAGGGCATCGAATGCCGCGAATTCTTTTCTGGCATTGATACGAGCACGAACTTTTTCCTCAACTCTGTCGCGATAATCTTTCGCTTCACGATCAATACGGCGAGCACTCCGCAGCCGAGCATTGACATACCACTTCTCGTCCTTAGCTTGTGCCTCAAAGAGCTTCGCCTCGCCCCGTGCGGTTGCTTCATCGCGTGCGGCCATTAGCTCGCGCCACTGATCTTCGGGCATGTCCTCAGGCTTTTCATCAAAGAGCGGCTTCAGACCATTTGCAGATTCAGCCAAATCAAGATCACGCTGCGCCACAAGCATGCGATCGAAAACGCGTTTCATGTCAGGAGAGATATCCGGCAAATCTTCACCAAACTCCACCTGATAAGCTGCGCTCAGAGCCGCACGAGCATCTCCGGACCACTGCAAGTAAACGCTCTTTATCCACGATGCAAAGCGTGCAAAAAAACGCTCAAGGCTTCGCGTCGGTGCATGACCAGTTGACAGATAGACCTCTGCCTGATAGGCGAAGCGTTCATGAAATTTCCGTTGCCCTTCAAACCCTAAAGCATCCCATTCGGCGACGTCCTTGAGGCCGAACTCCTTGAGTAGTGTCTCAACGTCCTCTGTCACACTGAGATCCACGCCGTCAAGCTTCGAAAATTCAATCAAGTTCGCGAGGTACCAATGTGACATTTCGTGGGCAAAAGTCGATAGATCAGCGTTCGGTGTAAGAGCGATGGTGTTTGTCAGAGGACTGAAGGAGCCGCGTTGTCCCGCGTTACTCTCTTGATAAAAGCCGGGAAATTCCTCCTTTACCTTGACAAGGTCATCTTCGGTGAGTACTCTGTTACCTGAAGCGTTGGAACCGCGAAAGGGATTGGTCCTGGAGTTAAGGTTCCAGCGCTTTATTTTTTCGGTATTTGCATAAACAACTGCATCATTTTGTTCTTGTAGAATAAAGAACAAGTCGTTTTTCTTACCAAATGCAGTTTTAACCAGATTAATGGTGCCGTAGTAACCTTGCGCCTCAAACTGGATGGGAACAACCACCGTTTTCCCCTTTGCGTCTAAAAGCTCAAGCATAAATGTGTAAGAACCTTGTCGACGGTCGTCCTTGAAGATGGCGATTGGATCGGCAAGCGCTGTAGGTAGCTGTTTCAGGACCTCACGCGTCATCTCAGGGTGTGAATGATGTGTAGCGCTTGACCTTTCAGCCCAAGGGAAAAACCCATCAAAGACGTGCGGATGCGCTTTCAGCTCATGAAAATCCGCACCTACCAGATGCATAACTAATGGCGTCTGCTTGAGCATGAGTACCGGCTGACTGGGTTTAGTTTGCATCTGATCGATCTGGTCGCTCCAAGCAGCCACCTCCTGCGCCAACTTCTCCTGGGGACTCATGCCATTCATCTGTGCTGTCCCCTCATCTTGCCCCTGTACAACGGCCTGATAAAAGCCCGGAAATGCCTCCTTGGCCTTGACAAGGTCATCTTCGGTGAGTATTGTTATGTCAAGGCTGTCAGCGTCGAAAAGGGAATTGGACCCGGATGTCGGACGCGGGTACTCGAAAGATGCGCTATTGGAATTATTCCATTGGCGCATTTTCTTTTGACTCACATAGGTATGCTTCGCCAGGATCGTCGGCATGATCTGTCCAATCCGCTCGGCTGGAATGCCCGAGCGCTGAGCGAGTAACGTCACCATTGACGCACCAAGTCGAGCCTGCGTGAGAACTTCCGCCTTTTGAAAATGTGGGGCGACAGTATGAATCTGTGCGGCAAGCATTTTTTCGATACGTGAGCTCTCCTGACGCCACTGTCGGTTTTCGACAGAATCTAAGAACCGATCGGCAAGTTTCTGCTCATTGCCATCGAAAGATGCCTTCACGATCTGCTTCATGAGATCCTTGCGAGCCTGATCAACCTTGATTAGATCTGCCACACTCAAAGCATCCGGAGCAAGACGAACATGATCTGTAAGACGCTGTCCGAGCGGTGTACTTGCGAATTTAGTAGCGTACTCAGAGGTCGACACCTCAACATCGACTCCCAGATCGGCAGCAGCTTCAACCTGATCTGCGACTTCTGGCGCAATCTGCCGTAGATCAGTCATAGAGACGTTTTGATCAATCATTGCCTGACGGAACTCTGCTCCGTCAATGTAAGTGGTCGGCGTTCCTGCTGCATCTGCCTGACGAGCGATTAATGCCTGGATCTTGTTTGGAGCCGTCTGAATAGACTCCATCTGCGGCACAGCCTGTGCTGCTGTCTCAAAGAACTCTTTTGTTTGGTTTGCACGATGTACCTTATGTGCGCCAACGCCGACTGCAGCACCACCACCCAAAGCGCCAAGTACTGCCGTAGCCTGCAGCGTCTTCCAAGCGATTTCAGACAATCGATCAAAGAGTGCCTCTCCATTCACTGCATCAAAGTTTCCATTGGCATAAAGGCGAGCTATCTCTTCGGACGCCATATTCACGCCTTCCTGCATGACTTCAGTTGCGACCTCTTCACCAACACCTCCTGCATAGGCCAATGCCGCATGCTTCAGAACTGTTCCCATCGTCGGCGTGGTAAGTGCGGCATTCACGGTCTTTGCCCCATACTTTGTCATCAAGGTACCAAGCAGAGGCTTGGCGGCCGAGCCCAACACCTTTATGCCAACCATTTCAATAAGAGCGTTGACAGCCCCTGCTCCAGTCGATAACCAACGCGCAGCAGCCGAATCAACCTTAGCCATATACATGTCACGGTAAGAAGACCCTGCTTCGACATCAAAAGTGGACTGTGTTGCCGCACCAAGCGCTGACCCGCCGACAAGACCTGCCACAGTGCCAATACCAGGAATGACGGAAGCAGACATACCTCCGACCGCTGCACCTTTGGCCGCTCCTTCAATACCACTTCCCGAGAACATTGAAGAAACCATTTGACCAACTACAACAGCAGCCTCATAAATGGCATTTCCTTCGGCGTCTCCCGTAAGGGTTTTCATTTCCGACTCGAGCCGACGATCCTCACGGAGGAGATGTTCATCAATCCGTGTGAAGCCTTGACGCACACGATTCCAAAGGAGGCCTTGCTCTGTCTGAAGCGTGCCAACTTTGTACCAATCACCAAGATGTCCAACGGTGTCAGACAAATAGTCACCAGGTCTCTTTACACGCGCAATACGGTCGTCAAGTTCTTCGTCCCCCGTGGATTCATCGTCGCCAAGACGCAGTGGCGTCTCACGGTTGAATATTCCGAAAGGTTTGGTGTGCGGATCAATTTCAGGTTTCCATGACTGTGCTGATCCGAGCTTCCCAAACTGCTTCTCCATCAGTGCCAGCGGTTTCAGATCATTTTTGAAGATTGGCGCTTCAAGTGGGTTCTCCTGAAAATAACGACTCGAGGTCGGCAAATCTGCAAGCAACGTTTCGGTCTGTTCGCGCTGCAGGCGTTTCTCTTCTCGATCAAGGTTGAGTTCTACCTCAAGCTGTGAACGGTTGTAGTGCTCAGCAAGCGCCGCCACACGAATAGCCTTTTGCGAATCGCCGCGATCAAGTGCATCTGCCGCCATGCGACGAATTTCGTACTGATCATCAAAGTAGTTCCATTCCGGTTGTTCAATCGGAAGATCTTGCGCAGCATCCACAGTTGGCCCTGACGGCTCGGCCGCATTCGTTTGTGCTGTGAAGTCGTCAATCTGTTCAGGAAGCGTCACGCCTGTGGGCACCTCCGCGGAGACAGGAGTGACGTTAGTAGATTCTGCAGTGCTGCCGGGAACGGTAATCTGAGCCATTACTTTGCCTTCTGAGTATTCTGAAAAATGATGGCCGCGCACATGTTCGATATATCTTCATTAGTGATCTGTGCGTTCGACACATATTTGGATGCCTTACGGTGCTTCTCAAGCTCCCTCAAGGCTTGAGCCATCACTTCTGGCGGCCATCCATAGCCACGGCGCAACGCATCGGCCACGGCTTTTTGTTCCTTCGACAGTGAATCAAGCTGAATGCCAAATTTTTTAAGAACGAATGTCTTGTTGTCAGCATCAGACCCAGACGCTTTGTAAGCACCACGGAAAAGCCCCGAAGCAATATCCGTTACTGCACCGGAATTGATCGCCTCAAAGGCATAAGGATCATCAGAGAACCATCCAGAACCCTCCAGCCTAGATACGATCCCCGCTTTGCCGCGCTCAAGAACATCTCGTGGTATGACACCTTTCTGATACTGTTGCGCCTGATAATCGAACCATTCGCCAGCCGCATTTAAAACCTCCGGCCAACGTGCTTTCAGTTTTTTATTTGCCTTCACTAACGATTTCACGTCGCTCAGGTAAGCCTTTCGGTCTTCATTCGATAACTGTTCCTGAGTTCGCTTAAGCCCTTTTAAATCAGTAGGGCTGATTCGATCAGCAAAAGAATTCAAATTGAGATTGGCAAATCTTTCTGGATCCTGAGCAGACATGCGTTCTAACATCCCCCATGTCGTCATATCTGTTTTTACAGATTCCCCACGTTCAAGCTTGCCAATATAAGTATTCAGTGACAGGTATCCCTTAGGATCAAGTTCGCGAAGATCTTCCATCAAGGTGGTCGGAATCGTCACTTCCTCACCTTTCGAAACTTTGTCCGCTACGAAATTCCAAACCGCATCCGTGATCTCTGAGAGACGCTCTTTTTTGATTGCATCTTTAAGGGCGTAGTGTTTCTTCACGATTCTCTCTACACCAGCACGAGATTTTTCATCCTGACCAGCCACTGCTTTAAGGGCTTCTGACTCTGAATTAGCCGACTTCAGAATGCTCGCCGCGATACGCTTTTCCTTCTGATCCTGAAGCCCTGCCCGGACATACTTATCAGCCTGCGCGATTTGGTCGGCCGACATCTCATCCCGATGCGCCGACAGATATGCTTTTGCCTCCGTAGGAGACAGATCGTCAACCATCTTGGAGATACGCATGGCATGAATCGGCCCCATATATTTAGCCATGTCGACCGTCTTGCCGCTAATTCGTGCAACTGTCAAAGCGGCGTCACGAACTACAGCCTCTCCTGAAGCTTGCAATTCGGGATCGTCCGAAAGCGCCTGAGTCATACCCAAACGGAATTGCGCCTGAGCCTGATCCACTTGATAGACCTGTGCTTGTTTGAACTCCCAAGAGCCAACATCACTTCTCAATTTGGCTGACGCATCCTGAAAGTAAGCATCCAATGCGGCACGCTGCCGTGGATTCCCTGCCTTCAAACGAATCGCATCGTATATCTCTTTGAAATTTGCACTCACTTCATCCGTAAGGCTCTTCCCATCCGGACGTTCAAGAGCATTAATCCCCAACAGAGTTTGATAGCCGGAATCTTTGTTGTAACGAAGATCAAGGCGCTTCTCTTCGAGCTGAGTAATCAAATCCTTGGCGCGAACCTGATCAAGTTCGCTCTGCCACTTGTCCACAGTCTGAGAGAATTTGTCGAACCTCTCTACTACGCTCTGTGCCAATGCGTCCTGTGAGAACTCCGTTTTGGGAGCCGCCTGAAGACCTCCCATGTTTTCCGTCGAGCCAATAACAACATTGATACTGAATGGATTTTTCGGAACAGTAATAGCCATATCCGCTCCTTATTTAGCGGCGCTCATGCCGCCGGCCGCCTTGCCGGCACCCTTGCTAAAGAAGGAACCAAAGTTCTGCCAGGTACTTCCGCTCATACCACCGCCTTTTCCGCCACCAGACATGCTGCCCATCATGTCGGAGGATTCCATTGCGCTTCGTACCATCGTCGTAATCGCTGCTGCCCAAGGTGTGATGGATTTCTGCGCAGAGCGAACAGCCAAAGCCTTATTTGAGACGCCTACGGCAGCACGGCGGTATCCGAAAGACTGCGCGACGGCATTCGCCATGATCTGATTGACCTGAATCTCCTTCGAGATGTCGTAATCCGTTAAAACTTCTGCGCTTGAACCCTGAGCCCCAACACGCACACCATGTGCGGCCATGGAAGTTCGAGCCGAGGACTTCTGCTGTCCGGTTTGGAAGGAAATTGCTGAAGCTTGCTGCATGCCTGCACGCATGGCATCATCCGCGGCCGTCTGATACGTTCGCGCCTGCATATCCAGAAGCTCGGCTTGCATGCCAAGAATCGCCTTCTGCTGCTTTGCTTTGCGATAAGAGAGAAACGGGCCAAGCGTATCTTTAACGCCCTGATAACCGATTTTCATCCCCTGGACAAAGTTGTTGAAGTTCGGCATGCTCTTGATGCCTTCACCAATGGAATTGGTCGCTTCAACTTGCGTCATGCCTTTCGTGGCCGAAGACTGCTGCTGCCCCATTGATGTTTGAACAGGGGCATTCCAGGAATACGATCCGGCTCCAGATCGAAAAGTCCCATACGAGTCCCATGGTGATGATCGGTAGACATCAACGTTTAGGAAGCTCAGCGAACCTCTGTTTTCATTCATAGAAAATACCTCTCGAGATGCTCGAAAGGTACTTCCCTACCAGCTCGCTTTATGAACGCCGAAAAATCAAGCCGAGATAATCCCGGTGACCGCCTGTATTGTTACAGGCAGAGGATCCTCCTGTCTAACGCAGATCTGACCGGAATCTGTCCATGACGGTTTGAGCTGCAATGGAATTTCTCCAGTCACAAGTTCAGCGGGATCTCCTGGTTGTTCTGCCTTACGCTGTTTGTATTCAACCATAGCAATATCATCAAAAGAATGGCCAGCTTGAATCCCTGAGGACCGGTAGACTCGTAGATAGACCTTCGTCACATTCTTCTGCCGAGCAGAGCCATAACTCGAATCGTTCAGGACGCAAGGGAGAGTCTTCAGATCACTGGTATATGGCAGTCCTACATGAACAACAGACGCTGGGACTTCAAGGTTAACTCTTCCATCGCTGACTATTTGTTGAGGAAGCACAGCACCGTCTGCCAGAATTGATACGGTTTTACCTTCAAGCCACGTTAACCCGCTAACAATCGTCGTGGGATTTCCTCGGTATGTTCCTCCGCAATCAACAAAGAAGGCGTCAGACTGACTGCCAAAGTTCCGCTTCGCCATACGTTCAATGAAGCGTTGATTGTCTCGACGAACAACGCAGTAAAGGACATCCTCATCACCTTCGGCAACACAGGCACAGCTCTCAAAGGCGCCGTCTGTCTGATGTTGATGCCATGCCCCAACTCCCTCAGAAGCAATGTACGTAAGCCCTAGGAGTGTGCCGTCTGAAGAAACGAACCAAAGCATCGGTACAGGTGCTTTTGAGAAGGTTTGGTCCTGTATCGTTTTGAAGTCGAAAAGATGAGGTGCACGCAGACAGAGATCAGATGTAACAAACCCACCGGCCTGATACTGATATGCAAATTCGCGAACATGACCACCTCGAGCCGAACAATAGATAAGATTATTGTTGACCATTACTGGCTGCACGTTGGAGGCACCTTCAGCCGCCTGTGTTCGAGCACTGAAGGACGTCGGTGTGAGAGAGTCGGAGTTAAGAGAGTCAATGCGAACCTCAGCACCAGATGTCAGCAGTAGAAGTTGCGACAATGGAATGATGTGCCGAATCTGATTGAACTGAGTGACAGCAATCGCATAGGAAATACGATCTTCATCACGAGTTGGCAACGAATAGGAAAAATCAGATTCAGTTGCGGAACGAGACATCACAATGCGTTGGGGATCATTACGCATACCCGCAAAGCACCGGCGCTGTTCGAAATAGCCAACCGCAGCCGGATAGTCTCCGGCATCGCCGACCTGTAAGCGAATAGAAGCGCCTGCGCCACTCGCCGAATAAATGTGAGCTTGAGGATTCGTGTAACCACGCCCGCCACTCCGTACCGTTGCAGAAACAATCTTCCCATCAGCGACGCCGAGCGTAACCTCACCACCAAATCCGGTGGTGTCAGTGATATTACACGTAGGTGATTCAACAACTTCTAGGGGAATAAGAATTCGGTCGTACCACCAATCTTTAGAGCGCGCAAAATCAAAGCGAATTCTTAAATACGGCTTTTTGTAATTCGTCCCAGAATTATTCACGGTAACGCTTGTAATTTTTACTGTATATCGATATTCAGTATATGTCTCATCCGACGTATATCCTTCTCTAGATTCAGTTGATCTCGTGAATTTCCAAGAAACATCAGCCCCAGAACCAGGTCCATTTTCTTTTGGATGGTCGCCGTCGACAATTGCAATCTCTGGGTTCATTAGAGACCCAGAGAAAGATCCAGATTCCCACCCAGACTGAATGATCAGAGCCCCATCCTTATATGTGATACTGGGATTGAAATGGTGTCCGGCTTCATCATGTTTAAATTTGTACCTGTCAGTCCTGCACTTGTCCTTGAACGTCTCTAGGAAATTCTTAGGCAGCGGGGCGATCCCCGCAGGCCAATAACCAGATCCGCCATTCGTAACCGTTGCACTGATAATGCCCTTTGCTTGTTTAAAGACGTCGTCATAACGACGTGGAGTAATGCTCGTATCAGCTTTGATGTTGTCATCAATGATGGATGTTCCATCCGTATCGCCGATATAACCGTAAAGGCCTCCCTGATTTTTGTAGACACGATACCAAGATGCCCCTGCAACTGCATTCCAACTGATCTTGACCGTCGTGCCGTATGCATAAAGATTGGCCACAACAGGCACAGATTTTGAAGCCTCACTTTCTGCTGTTTTATCTGTATTGAGCGACGAAACCCGATACTCAAACGTGTAGTTGTTTTCATTCTTATCATCTGCAGCCTTTGCATTTCGTTCTGCTTTTACCTCCGTTGGCGCAGAAAGCGTTGGGTTGAAGCTCAATTTCTCGATACGCCAATCGGTGAGACTGTATCGACGCAGTTCGACAGGTGCATACGCAGGATGCACAAGCGTCACAACGTCAGCAGACTGCACATAATGAACATCAAAAACATCGGCCGATGTCCACGGCGTCTTAATTTCGTATGGCTCATCGCCATTCATAAGAGTCTTGCCTTGAGTATGAAAACGGGCGTATTTATCTCCAAGTTCAATGACCATCGTCTGGTCACTATTGAACGTAAAGGGAATCAATCGACACTTTTTGTTCGAGTATTTTGCGTGATTGACATAGGCAAAACCCGCGCGATTCTCCACCGGTCCTTGCGGAAGAACAACAAAATTCCGGCAAATTTCAAGCCCAGCTTGATACTTCGCGTCGTCAATACGTCCGTACATTTGCGGAGAAATCTCCCCGCCAGTAAACGACCTCTGCAGGACCTTAGTTGAAGCCATAAACGCCTCCGTCCTGATCGGTGTCAGGCATGAAGACCGTTCGCGCATGTGAACGGCGATTGTTGTTGCGTGCATCAGCTTGCATAGCTTTGCCTAAAGCCTCTTCATAGAGCTTCATGTAATTCGCTGCCATAGTGGCTCCTGAAGAACCTGCGATCATAGGGCCAGCGAGATAAGAGGCAAGCAGCCAAGAAAGGGCATCGCAGAAATCTGTAGGGAATGCCTGCGAAGGGACTTCGTCTGACACATAACGAAGCCAAATTGACGGTTCGCTGCAAATAATCGCACGAGCATTTTGGAAATTCTCAACGGTGTATTCCGTCAGGCCGCATCGTGATCGAGATTCGCCTGGAATATGCACACTCAAGAGGTTCAAACAGTCTGTTGGGAGCATGAAGGCATGTTCATCTCCTCCAAGAGGCTCCGTTAAAAGTTCTGCTGGAGTCTTGCGCTTGACGGCGAAGCTCCATGGATATTCACGCAGGATTTTGTCCTTGCAGATCGGATAGAAACGCGCACAGTGGTCGGCCTGCGCTGACCCTTCTGGAGGATCAATCGAAGTAAGAGTCGCCTCATCACCTAATCGAGCAAGAGCAACATTGCAGATATCGACTTCAGTAGCCATAGGATCCTCGTAAAACCAACAAAAACGGGGGCCGTAGCCCCCGAGATAAAAGGATCACCTCCTTTCAGACATTCGCTGCGAAGTCGCTAATACGAGCACCGCGTGGCGACGGAGCCTGCAGTGTGATGCCGCAAGTAACATTGCCTTTGAGTGTGCCGGACGTCGCCGCGTTATAGACAGCTTTAAGGTAACGCGGACATGCTTGAGGAAGACGGATGTTCACACCGGCTCCGGCCGTGGTATCAGTGACCGCCGCCGAAGCAACATCAACGAATGTCGTACCATCAACAGATCCCTGAATGGTGACCTTGACGCAACCATGCGTATCTGTATCAAAACGAGCAACAACGAAAAGCTCGTGTTCTGCAACACCAGCCTTACCGATATCGAGAACGTTGGTTCCGGTTGCAGAAGCTCCTGAAAGTTTCTGAGTATCCGAGAAGAGAGATTGAGTATCAAGACGCATGAGGCACCTCCTTACTTGATCTGCGCTTCGGTTGTGCTGATCGAATCGGAAACTTCGATCGGAATGTTGAAGAAGAGCGAGCGGAACTGATCTGCAGCTTCAACGATCTTGACAGCGTTGGAGCTCTTCTCCAAGGCGGCAATTTCGAGTGCCGTCTTGACCTCTTCGCAGCAAAACATGTGTACGTTAGTCGACAGGTCGGCTGGAATCTTGTTCTTTGCACGAATGAGGGTTTTAACCAGAACGTCCGAAGTGAACGTGCCGGTGCCGCCGACAAGGTCGGAAATCTTGATATTCGCGACGCGCACAACCCCTCGCCAATCTTCTAAGGCCGTGCCAGCCTGCCACTTATAGTGGTCACGGTAAACCTCATACATGGAGCCATCGGGGAGAGTCTTGGTTTCTTGCCCCTTGTCTGTATGCTGCAGGCCAATCTTTGATCCCTTCGGATAGATGCCAAAGAACTGATCAAGCGAGATGATGAAGATCGATGTGAGATCGTCACCCGTACCGCCAGCATCGATTACGTGCTGTGCTGCCAGAGCACGTTTCGCCCCAGGCAACTGGTTGTAACGTGCAGAAATACCCATAAAACGATCCGGATTGATGTCCGTATCGCCATAGAAAATGGTTTCCGCCATCGTATTACCCATGCCCTGAAAGAATGGCGTCTGTTCAGACAAACGCCATTGAGCAGTGTTGCCGTTGACGTCGGCTAGATCCTTGTCGACCTCGGCATACATTTCGATGTTGCCGCAAGTATCCGTAACCTGTGCAGTCGTGGACTTCTGCGGTTGGACGCCCTGATAGAGCTTGCGGAACGTCGGCTCAGGAATACCCGTCCGGATTCCGTGCAGATAACCGTCGGTTTTGTTGCATTCTTTCCAACGCAACAGCTTCAAAATTGGATCGCGCTTAGAAAGCACTTCCGCAATCGGAATAATGTGACCTTCCTGATCAAGGCGGGAAGCCAGATCAACGAGGGTCGGATACTGAGCAACTGGCATGTAGCCTCCTTAGTTCATATTTGAGTTGTAAAAAAACGCCCTAGCCGGATCGGTCGGTGCTGCCGATGACTTCCCCTTCACAACGACGTCGTTGCCGAGAGCTCGGCCGATGTCGCGAAAAGCTCTAATCACTCCCGGATGTTTGTTGAGATGAAGGAACGTGAAGACCTTTTGAGTCTCTTTATCGAGCATTCCGAACGCGCGATTTGCATCAGCGAGCGTCTGCTTCCAGTTGCCCTGCCCGATGTCAGGATCAGCCTTAGCTGCCGCGAGAAATTGAGCACCGAGAGCGTCGCGTTGTTCTGCCTGACGTTGTTCAAGGAGCGGAGACATGCGCTCCACAATCGTTGAAAACGTTTTTTGCGAAAGATTGAGCTCTTTGCAAACTTCGCTCAGTCCATGAGCCGCACCCTCGTCCAACTTAAAACCTTCCGGCAGATTGAGGTTCTCAGTGCTGTAACCGCCTTCCGGCGAACCCAGCACATCAACACCAACATCATCTTTGTGCTCGTCTGCACCATCCCCATTTGGAATACCCATACCGCTATCTGAATCAGCGGCGGCGTCGGGAGCTAGTTCAGCCGTCCCCGCGGGCGGCGAATGGGGTGTGCCCGAGCCTGCGGGAGCAGCCGCCGTCGGCGTTTCCTCCGATGTCGATGCGGCTGGAGCTGCAGCGGGTTCATCCATTTCGATGTTCCTTTTCCATTAATTCAAGTAACTCTGGACAAGCGGTTTCGACTCGAGCCCGAACAGCAAAACCGATGTCGCGCTGACCAGAAGCAATCGCCATAGCCAACGGCTGAAGCGAAGTAACGCTCTTCGACATCGAACAAAGTTCGAAGATCCAGAAAATTGCTCTGCGTCCGCTCTTTGTTCCCATCACAACCTTGAGATCCTGAAGAAGTTGCTTTTCGGCATCCTTGCGCCGTTTCGCACGCTCCTCTTCGATCTCAGGATCAAGTGGATCGAAGTCGTCATCCGTGTTCGAGATTCATGGTGCCTTCGAGAGTAGAGGCTTTATGGACGCTCATCACAACAACCCTTGTACAGCGGCTTGCTGCAGACCGGCAGAATTGACAGCTTGCCCCAGGTTTTTAAGAACATCTGCCTGATTCATGGCCTGCTGCTGCATTGCGGCTTGTTGTTGCACCTGTGTTCTCTGCTGCCGAATGAGTGCGAGGTTCTTACCTGCAACGATCATGGATGGAGGAACACCGTTCATTGACGAGATTTTGTCAACAGCAATGTCAGCATCGAGCTTGTCCAAGACATCCGGTTTCATCTGAGCAATCAAACCTATTTCTTGAATTGTTTTAGTGATACCTTGAGCGTCTGCAGTACGCTGTGCCTCAGCAAGCACGGAGATGTACTCGACAGAGAGCTGCTGCCCTTGAAGCATTTCGGGCGGCGGCGGCAACAAATCGTCTTCGATCATGAAACCGAAAGCCGTAGCGACCAACGGATCTAGCATTTCAGAGTGCAGTCGCTCGAGTACAGGACCAAGCATCATGGACTTTTCTTGCTGTAGTGCAGCAACTTCGGTCGCTGTTCTCTGGTCTCCGGCCGATGCAGCGATCATTTGAAAGATGTTGACGTAAAAAATGCTCTGAAGCTGCTGCTGACGACGAGCAATGAGTGCCTCAAGGGAATCCACAGAAAGACCTCGCAGATCCCATGCGGGACGAACCAACTGCGCATCGTTCGGACCGACGGGGATCAAACCGCCGGGCTGAAGAAGTTGATCAAGCTGACCGGTGTAAGTCATGGGATAGACCATTGCCGGATTTGTGCTCTTATCGACGAGTGTTGCCTCTCGAGTCGCGAGTCGTTGCAGCGACTTCGAGAACGACAGTGCTAGCGAACCGGGACCATGACCATAAACAGAGTTGGCATATGTCATCCAGCGCGGACAAAGCGCGGGGAATTCATCGAATCCCGCCTCAGACAGAATCTTCTTGTCAGCACCTTCTTCAAAGTAAATAGAGCGCCACGGTTTATTGAGACCGTCTCGCTTGTGATCGTCGCGATCGAACCGAGGTTCGATGGCATGAATCACATCAACACGATGGAACGGATCGGTCCGATAGAACGAACTCACATCAGCACTTACGGCATCAATACCCCACTGATCGACGAGCTGTTTGGCCGTCATGCTCAATCGCCGATACATGGTATCAATGCGCCCGTAGGCGTCATCGGCCAACCAATACTCACCAATCGTCAAGTTCTGCAGGGCAATGGTATCTGTCGGATGCCGTCGACAAATCGTGCATGCAGTGCCGAAAACCGGCAACTCAATGTAGGATTTATGCAGAGCTGAATAAACCTCTGACTTTGCAAATAACAGAAGCATCTGCTTCTGAACGTCGTCAAGCCATTGCCGAACATCGGGTTCTTCATCCAGCTTCGGATCTTTGGTAGTGAGTTTCAACCAAGGCCTTGCGGGTGAAGAAACGCCAGAATAGAGCCCGGACGAAAGCATGTCGGCGTACTGGATTGGCGTTGGGTCTACGATCTTGCGATGACGTCGCCAGCCCTCATAGGGCTTCTCCCCCTCAAAAACCCCTGCCTGCGGCAAGATGAAATCACGGATATCTCGCCACAACGGCTCCCAAGTAGCCCTCTCTTCCTTGAGCTGACTAAAGCGCTCGAAAACT